AATAGTTGTGGTAGGAGGTGTTCGTAGGAGCGCTCTTATCAGTCTTTCAGATCTCAATGACAGAGAAATGAGATTTGCGAAACATGGAGAATGGTATAAACTTAATGTACAACGAGCATTAGCGAACAATTCAGTTAATTATAAGGAACGGCCGGATGTTGGAACTTATATGCGAGAATGGTTATCTCTTTATGATTCAAAGTCAGGAGAACGTGGAGTTTATAATGGAATGTCAGCCAAAAATCAAGTAATAGCACTAAACGAAAAGGAACCAGATGGAAATGGAGGATTTGTTACCAGACGAGAACCAAGAGATGACTTTGGAACTAACCCATGCAGTGAGATTATTCTGCGAAGCAGAGAATTTTGCAACTTGTCGGAATGCGTTATCCGAAGATGGGACACTCCCGAATCTCTTTCTAAGAAAGTCAGGACTGCGACTATCCTTGGCACATTTCAATCAACCCTTACCAATTTCAGATATCTCACAAAAGAATGGGAAAAAAACTGCACCGAAGAACGACTTCTTGGTGTTTCACTTACCGGCATTTTAGACAATCCTTTAACTAATGGTAGAAAAAAGGGATTAGAGGAGTTACTAGATGATCTCAGAAAAATTGCAGTCGAAACAAATAGAGAATGGGCAGACAAACTTGGAATCAAAAGATCTGCAGCCATTACTTGTGTCAAACCTTCTGGTACTGTTAGTCAGCTTGTTGATAGTGCTTCTGGTATTCATGCCAGGCATAATCCTAATTATACCAGAACTGTAAGAGCGGACAACAAAGATCCTCTTTGCAAAATGATGAAAGAGGCGAATTTTCCAAATGAACCAGATGTGACCAAACCAGAACACACAACTGTTTTTTCTTTTCCAATGGAAAGTCCCAAAGGTGCAATTTGTCGTAAAGATATGACTGCAATTGAACAATTACAACTTTGGACTAAATATCAACAACATTGGTGTGAACACAAACCATCTATTACGGTTTCTGTTAAAGAGCCCGAATGGTTTGATGTTGGTGCATGGGTGTGGAACAATTTCGATTCGATTAGTGGTATTTCATTCTTACCTTTTAGTGAACATACATACAGACAAGCACCGTATCAAGATTGCACAAAAAAAGAATATGATGAATTGTTGGTCAAAATACCAAAAAAGGTAGATTGGACAACATTGTCTAATTATGAACAGCAAGATTATACGATAGCATCACAAGAACTTGCCTGTTCAGCAGAAGGTGGGTGTGAAATTGTAGACCTTTAATCGGAGAGACATGGAAGTTGAATTGGATGTAGATTGTAATAATTGTAATGTGAAATATACCATGATTTACGAAGCAGATGACATACGATCAAGACAGGAAGAACATGCATTCCATTGTTCTTTTTGTGGAATATTAATGGAACCTTATTATGACGAATTTTTTGAAGAAGATTAAATTTGTCGCCGGAATTGATTATTCATTAACATCGCCCGCAGTATGTGTAGCAAAAATAATTGACAATGAGATAAAATTTGAAAATTGTAAGTTTCATTTTTTGAAACAAAACAAGTCGCATAAATCATTAGGTAAGATATTTGCATATGATTATCCAGAATATACGGATGAAATTGAAAGGTTTAGTAAACTTGCATCTTGGACTATTGAATGTATTCGATGGTTTGATGGCCGGGTAGATAGAGTTTACTTGGAAGATTATGCATTTGCAGCGACAGGTAGAGTTTTCAATATTGGAGAGAATACTGGAATACTCAAAAAACAACTTAAAGAAGCCGGATTCAAATATATTACAATCCCACCCACAGTAATCAAAAAACACGCCACAGGAAAAGGAAATGCCAATAAAGAATTAATGTATGAAACGTTTTTGTCAGAATCACACGTTGATTTGAAGAGTCAGTTGTCTCCAAAATCAACCAAAATTTCTAACCCTGTATCAGACATTGTAGATTCATTTTACATTTGTAAGACAGGATTTCACTTAAAGGAACAGTTATGCGAACCGAGCAAAACCCTTATCTAGTTGAAACAAAAAATGGACAAATATTGAAATTTAATAAAATAGATGCAGATAACGAAGCGGTATCTAAACAATTAGATGGTGATGATGTTGAAGTATTTCATGATGGAAAGCTCCAATATAAATTACATGGCATTGAACAAGGTAAACTTTTTTAAGAAAAAACTTGACATTTATTAAATGATTTGTTATAATAATACAATGGAAATAAAATATGTTTGATAAAATCTTACAGGCGGTTCTAAAGTTTTTTGGAAAGAAAACACTAGAACCACCTACAGAAGAAAATAATGAATCCCTTGAAGCACTTGAAAGAATAGAGGCTCTTGATAAGATTGGAGAATCTTCATGAGCATGATGAAGTTTGATGATTCTAAAATAAAAGAAATTCGGAAAAGAAAAGAACAAGGACTTCCACCACCACCAACTGACGGAGATGTGGTTGAACAATCAAAGAATGCAAAGGGTGGAAGTGAGTTGATTTATCAAAGAGTCAAGGAGAGAGTGCCTGATGACCTCTGGAACTACTTTCAGGTCATTCTTTCAAGGGTTCGTGAATACGAAGATAAACCAAAAATCCTTTGGTTTCAGGACACATCGAAAGATCCAGAAGTACAATTTTTAAAAGATAAAACTTATCGTGACAAGTTTGTACGATTTGTATTTCCTTCTGATTGGTCACTTGAAAAATATAATATGGATCTCGATGTTGAATATGAAAAGAGTGTTGTTCTCAAAAACGCAATAGAACCAATTCCAGTACACACCAAACCAAAAGACGGCCCGACCAGACTTGCATATATTTCTACACCACATCGTGGACTAGATGTATTGATTGGTGCATTTAAAGCATTGAAGTTGGAGAATGTCGAACTTGACATATATTCAAGTTTTAAGATATATGGTTGGGAAGAACAAGATAAAGAATGGGAACCTCTTTATAATGCATGTAAAGAAACACCAAATGTGAATTATCATGGAACAGTTTCTAATGATGAAATTCGATCAGCGTTACAACAAACACATATCCTTGCATATCCAAATGTCTATCCAGAAACAGGATGTATATCTGCAATTGAAGCAATGAGTGCAGGATGTATTGTAGTATGTCCAAATCTTGGAGTCCTTCCAGAAACATGTGCAAATTTTGCATGGATGTATGGATTTGTCCAAGATAAGACCGAACACGCAAGGAAGTTTGCGTATGTTCTGAAAGATGCAATTGAAAACTTTTGGAAACCACCAGTTCAGGCTGGTCTTGCATTTCAAAAACAATACTATGATATGCACTATGATATTGAAACTACTGCAAAACAATGGACAATGATGTTAGAAACAATCAAGAATAATATTGAAAACACTAAGGAGAAAAAATCATAATGACAAAGAAAGTGAAAACAGAACGAAAACCGATGAAAATAAAACGAACTCGTAAGATTTCAGAAGAACAACGTGAGGCTCTTCGGGAACGCATGAAAGATATGCGAAAGAAACGAAAACCAGCAGAATATAAAAATGTGAATGAACGTGTTCTTGTTCTTCCAGATGATGATACTTATTCCTTTAAGAATGTTAAGGGATGGATCAAACATAACAAAGAGATGGTTGCTGCGTTAGGTAAGTCAGCGAGAGGTAAATATGTTGGAGAAAAAGAACGCAGAATTGCGGAAATGCAGACTGCATCTCGTAAAGCATACATTAGATATTGTGAACACTATTTAAAAACTGGTGATTGGATTGGAATATTTTCGGGACAAGATGAAGAACATAAAGTAGTTCCACGATGTGTTGTTATGGCATATTACCCTGACGGAACTCCTAAGAGGTCTGTGGGGGTATTCTATCCAGATATTGGTGCAGTATGGTCAAAAGGGATGGACGAATCACAATTCGGAAGTTTACAAAATAGAGATTATTATAAAGTAACAGAAACCACTGCATTGACAGATAAACAATTTATAGGAGAAGTTTGATATGGCAGAATTCAATATTTTAGAAACCCTTGAATTGGTTGGTAAGGCTAAGACAAGAGAAGAGAAACGACAAGTTCTCACAGATAGAGACAATTTTGCAACTAGGGCGTTGTTGCAATTGAACTATCATCCAGATGTCAAGTGGCATCTTCCGCCAGGAGCACCACCATATACGCCAGGACAAGTAGCGGATTCAACTCCAAATTCACTACATTTTGAGGTAAAGAAGTTGGATTATTATGTTGATC